CCATTCCCCACAGTGTAGGGGTACGCCGTTCCCGCTATTAGCGTCGGGTAATATTCGGAATATCCACCAGCCCCCGAAGAACACCCGCCAATGACGGCCACGCGGTATTTGCCGGTAACGGATGGCATGAAATTGCGAGTGCCCACCGCATAATCAAACAGCAGAATCGAAGACTTCATTGCCCCCGTTCCAATAACTGTTGTCGTGCCTGGTGGCGCTTTGCTCGGTGACGCGATTACGTCGCTTAAGAGTGTCATTTTATTGAGCTTTCCAAGTGGTGCCGTTGTAGATCAGGCGGAATTCTTCGCCCGAGATATTGCAAATCAAATCAGTCGCCGATCCGACGATAGTCGATCCGTTGCGCAGAATTGTTAGGTTGTTCGTTCCCCATGTGCCGAACGGGTCGATAAACTCGCATGTCGAACCGAGCACGGGGCTACCGGGCAGCGTGACCGAGAACGGCCCCGACGTGGTGTCGCATTCAAAAACACCCGTGGCGATTGTCGTCGCGCTGTTGATGAACGCAGGGGCCGGGGCGACGCCAGCAGGGCCACCATCAACCAATGTGCCGGTCGTGGTGCTGAACACCGCCAGGTGGTTAATTTGCACAGCACCGCTCACGGCGGCCACGATGCCGGTATTGCTCGACGCGTTAGCAAGCGCCGCCGTGCCCAACTCGGTCGCGGTCAACTGGAAGCGCGTACCGTCGTCGCGCATGTTGATGATGTTGCCGACGACAATCTCACCGCCCGTCAACGCAACGGGGCCGGTTGGACCGTCCTTGTAGACGTTGCGCACGCCCAGTCCCGAGACGTTCACGGTAAGCGCCCCCGTGTTCGTGAAGCCCGCGATAAACGACAGCGATACGCCTTGGCGATATGCAGGCAGCGGGACGGTAGGCGTAAGAATTTGCGCGTTCGCGCTGCCCGTCGAGGTGCCGCAGAATAGGCCCGACGACGTTTGGTCGACGGCTTCCCATAGCGTTCCGATGCTCGACGGCGTGCTGTTGAAATCGGTCGTGTTGTTGTCGGCCATCGACCGATACGACGCCACGCTGTTGTTATCTTGCAGGATCGAGCCTTTCGGATATCCGCCGATAAAAGCGGACAGCGTGGCGTCGAAAACGAATTGACCACCAGCCGCGACCCAGGCGGTGTGCTGCGTGATCAGGTTGAGAATACCGTTGAAGTCCAACCCGCTCGGGGGCACGCCCCCCGTCTGGATAGACTGCATCGTGGGCGGCGGGAAACCCAGGTCGAGCGAGGCCGCGCCGGGCGTTCCGCTCGGTGCCTGCGGTATCGTGTTTTTGCTGCCGCTCTTGGCGAACGGTTCAACGATCCGCGCGGGCCGTACTAATGGTGTGACCATGTGTTAATCCTCAATATGCGGCGAACACGCCCTGGTCGAACGGTTGCCAAGAATTCGCCTCGGAAAAGCCGAAATACGGGTTGATGGTCGTCACGCCGAAGCCTACGCCAGCCGGGCGACTGACGATATTTCCCGCCGCAATAATAGCGTGTTCGTAGGCTTCGAGCGCGAAGAAGAAACGATACGTGATGTGCATGTTCCCGTCGTTGCGCACGAAGGCGTTGCCGCGACCATTCGACATGCTGCGCAATTGCGTGTTGATGCTCTTGGCGCTGCTGTTCGAAATGTTCGCGTATGCCTTGTTGAGCAGCGCGCGGCGGTACTGCGTGTCCGTCATGCTCACGGTTCCCGGCGCGACGGTCACAGGGTACAGCGCCGGCACGTTGTCGATCTGGCGCTGCAGGTTGATGATGCGGCCCAGGATGTCGAGGCCGAACCCCTGCGCCGTGCTGATGTTCCACACGTAGTCGTAAAACTGCTGGAACAGCGGCGTCGGGTTTATCTGCTGGTCGAGGTTGTCGATTAGCTGGCGAATCGTCGGGCTATTCGCGTACTCGCTGATGACCGTTTGCGACGGCTCGAAAGGTACGAAATTCGTCATACGAATGTCACCGCAATATTGCCCGTGGCAATCGTGGGCGTGCTGCCGATGCCCACGTAGACCGACGAGCCGGTAGGCGACGCCGCCGCGCCGACGAAGATGGACAGGATTGCCAACGCCCCCACAGCCGCGATAGGAGCCGCGTAGCGCAGTCCAATGATGGTCGAGTGGATGCGCGCGCGCTGTCCGCCGTCAGCGCCTCCAAAGGCCGCTATCACAGCCGCTTGGATCGATGCGGCAACTGTGGAGTTTGGCGTGCTGCTTAAATTCTGCACGGTGATGGCGAAATAGATCGGCATCGCGGCCGGGCGGTTGAACGTAATCGGGTACGTCGGCGCGGGCGTGTTGTAGCCTGTCGTGTCGGTAACGGTCACGGTCGTGTTGCCGTTGAAATTACAACCGACATCGACCTTGGACCAAATCGCATCTCCGACCGCCTGGTCGGTTCCGCCGACGACCGCCGCGTACAGCGAGTGTGGGACGAGCGTCACGCCGTCAATGACGATAGGCGAGTCGGTGAAATTCTCGGTGCAATACGCGTCCGACACGCCCGCGACGTTGATCACCGCCGCATAGATGGCGTTGAGCGAGCCGACCGCGTTGGCGGCCACGGAAAGCTGGCGGCGGTACTCGAAATCGGCGCGGTTTTCGACCAGTCGACCAATCGTGCCCGCCGTCGTGTTCGTCGCGCTGTCCCACCCAGGGATGGTGCGATACGGTGCACCCGTGATCGCAGAGGCAGGGCACGCGGTAGGGCCGACGATCTGCGCGGCGAACGGCAGCGTGATCGAACCGCCAGCGGGGATGACGCCCGCCGTCGTGCAGTTGTACAGGTTGCCGTTACCGTCGCTCACCGTCGCGCCTGTCGGGATCGTGACGCCCGTGCGACCCGAGCACACGACGTTGACGGTGGTGGGCAGGGCAGGCAGGCGGTCGAGGAAGTAGATACGCCCGATGGCGTCCTGCATCACGCCCGACGCCGTGGCAGGATCGATGCCCGCCATGAACAGCGCGAAGTCGGCATTGTTGGCGCTGATGATCGCGGCCTGACTGCTCGCAAGCTGACCCTGTGGCGTGCTCAACGACGGGTTGAGGTTGCCGCCGAACGCCGCGTTTTGGTCGGCTTGCACGCCCGCCAGGATATCGGCGTCGCTCGGCAGCACCAAGCCCGCAGGGGTAAATTGAATTGCCGGTACGCTGGTTGTGCCGCTCATGTGAAGCCCTAGAAGGTGACGTTATTCGAGACGCCCACGGTGTCGGTGATCTGCACCTGACCGGACAAAACTCGATTGGTGAAAGAGGCGAACAGGCAGCGCGCGCGCACGACGCCCGGCACGGTGAGCGCTGCTGCTTCAATCTGCGCTTTGACGTATTGCAGGTTAGGTTGCACGCCGAGGATGCCGTCGAAATATGGAACGCCGGGGATGGTGTCGAACCACTGTTCGCCCTTGAACAGACGGACAGCGCTCGCCACGTCCTGCGCGATGGCGTACGGGTCAGTCGCGACGGCCCAGTTTCCGGCAACGTCCAGAACGAGGTCCCAAGTGTCGGTGGCGAGTAACATGGTTTTCACGGTTTTGGCGGTCCTGATAATCCGAAGCCCGTCGTAACGAGCGTGGTTTGGTGGAAGCGCAGCGACACCGTGGCAGCGTGAACGTCGCCCGTCGTCGTGGTGATGTCGCCACCGCTGCTGATATTTCCGTCCGCGTCGATGGTTTCGGAGGCGGTCACGGGGCCGTTGAGGGCCGTGGCGCCGTTGACTGTGAACGTTGGCGTCGTGATCGTGGTGGCGTCGCTGGCGTCGATGGTAACGCTCGGCGCCGTGATGGTCACGCTCGGCGCTTCCATCGTGATAGCGTTCGGCGACGTGATATCGATCCCGGCTGCGGTGAAGCTGATGAACTGCGTTGGCTCGGCGTTGAGCAACCCGCCCAGGTACACGCCGTCGGCCATGTCACAGCGCCGCGCGCTGCCGGGGTTTGCGGTGTCGCGCGTGGCGACGACCGCCGAGATATCGCGATCCGCAAACAGGCACATACCGATATCGCCTGCCTCGGGGTCCATGATGATGCCGTTCCCGCCGCCTTGCATGCGGTAGTACGGCAAGTCGTTCACGATGCCATGCGCGACGGCGTTGCCGTTTGCGTCAAGCTGGTTCACGATAGGTTGCACATCAACCAGGCCACCAGCCACAGTGACGACACGCACAAGGTCAACGTGATGCAGGCCAGCGAGAATTGAACGGATGACGAACACGGACGCGCTGTATTCGTCAGTCGCCGAGACTTGATCCTGTGTGCCTGCGTATCAATCAAGGTCTGACATTTGAGCAATCCATGTTTGTGAACCAAGGGCCATCCGGGGTTTCGCTTGACAAGTCGTGCTCGACGCGGCCGACAGTCCATGTTCCGTTTGCCATAGGGATACTGCTTTTAATGGCCACTGGCCCACCTCCCCTGATATTCCAGTTGAACAGCATTTTAACAGTCATACCCTTGCTCGATAGCGACGGATAGCCGACCATCCCTGTATCGGGGGAAACGAGTGGTACTACACCTGATCGAGCACCATCGCGCGGCCAAATAGCGAGTACGCCACGGTCGATGATCCAGCAGCAGTTCGCGGCCATCGCACACGCGCGAACCTTGGAAAGCGTGGTGCCTGGGAAATAGGGGCTTGCGAGTTTCACATCGACGCCTCCGTCCTCAAATACAAGACCCATTTCGGAGGCGAAGGTTCGCATGATATCCACCACGGCAACGCTCCCCTTATAGCTTGTCGCGCCGACTGGTTTTACAGCTGCGCCGAGGCCTGAATAGGCGAGGACATTAAACGCTACATCCGGCGCACTGTTGTAGTCTGCCCAGGCGTCCATGATCGTGCCTTGGAACACCGATTGCATGCCGTTGTCGTCATCTCCGGCCGCGAGCAGAATCGCAGTCTTGATGCGAATCGATTTGTTGATCTGGCCGATTGTCGTCAGCTTGTTCATCATCGCTTCAGCCAGGCCGAATACGCGTAATTGGCACATGCCCATTGAATCGCCGCCGTTGTTCTGGCACAGGGCTGACATGCGAAAACCCGTCAGCGTAACGGTGTCGCCCACCTCGTCGCCGAATGATCCAGCGCCAAGGGTGATCGTCAACGCCAACAGTTTTTTAGTCAACGTGTCGCTCATGGCAGGTACACCAATTTCCAGCGCGTGCCCATGCCCGTGTAAAGCGGGTCGTCGGTGCCTTGCGTGTCAACGAACGACAACGTTCCGACGAAACCCAGGTACGGGTAACGCACGATAGACACGCGGTCGCGAGCGATAGCGCCCGATACAGCAGGCATGCCGCCCACTGTCACGTCGACAAACACGAGGCCGTATTTTTGATTGATCGTGATGCGGCATTGTTGGCCGCCAAGCGTGACCGTCATCGTTTGTGACGGTGCTGCAATGATCGGGATAACCTGCGTCATACGACCCCCGAAACGTCGATGTTGGAATCGTCCACGGTTTGCACTTGGCCCAGGTCCGAAGTCCCGTATCCGCTCGCGTCTTTCGGTGCCGAGTACGCAGCGTTGGCGCGCTGGCGCACTTCCTCGCCCGTCAGTTCGGCGATGATGATACCAGCGCCCTCGGCTGTCGTGCGGCGAACACTCAATTCCGTAAAGTTCACGTTCTGGTAAGTGTATTCAGGCGTCACGACGGTGAAGAACAGAAGGCCACGGCGCGCCGTTTCCATCGCGGCGAGGAACTGCGCGCGCCGCTGCAAGTCGCCGCCGCAACGCAGCGTGACGCGCACCCCGAACGGCGTTTCCACCTTGTTGTACGAAGCAAACGCGCCTTGCTCAAGCGGGTAGTTCGACAGCTTGGAACTGTTCTGGTATTCCACCGCGTGCACGCTGTCGTAGTCAGCGATTGTCTGCCCGCTCGGGTCGAACACCCCCCATCCCGTCGAGCCTTCGCCGATCAGTTGCGACAGCGCGTCGCCAATGCCGAACAGGCCCAGCGTGATCGTGTCGAGAATGCGCGCACCGCTGCGAAGCAAGGCGGGCACGCCAGCGTACTTGCCGACGAACGGGTACAGCGATTTTGGAATGATATCGATGGGCATTACTGCATCCCCGTGTTGGCTTGCGTGGCGAAAGTCAGCTTGCCGAGCGCCGGCCGGATCGAATCGGCGATGCCGCGCGCGTCGGTGGCCTGCGTGGTGATGTTGATATTTTCGATGGTCGTCTCGTGCGTGGCGGTGCTCGTGCGGTTGTCGGTCGACACGTTCGGGGCGCTCGCCTGCGCGCCAGCAGGGATGCGTAGCGCGGCGGCGGCGTTGCTCATGCGGTCCACGCTCGCCAGTTGCGCGGCGAGGCGCTGGCGGCGCGCTACGTTGGCCTCGTCGCTACCTGGTCGTTCGTATGCCTCACTGTGCACGCGCGCGGCATCCTCGGCGGTCTTGGTGGCGCGCAGCTTGCGGCCTGCGGCTGCTTCGCTACCATCTGGTGCCGTCTCGTGGTTGAAGAAGTCGATCTGGTTGTCCAGCGTCGAGCCTCGGATATCGCGGCCATAAGTTTTTTTGAAATCGGCGATGCGGTCTTTCGACAGCCATTGCCCCATTCCATACGCGCCCGATTTTGGGTTGGACTTGTCAGGGTCGAAGGTGGCGTTTTCCTGCTTGAAACTGGCCGTGATACCGGCCGCCTGCTCAGGTGTCCAGCCGGTCGCCTTGAGCTTTTCCATGATGTACTTGGCGCGTGCATCTGCATTGCCCGCCGCGCCTGCATTGTTCTGCATCCCGGCATCGATAGCGTTCGCAACTTGATCACGGAGCGACATATACGCCAGTGGGCGACCCGACCCGCCTTTCATGATGTCGGCGTTTGCGCGGCGGTCGTCACCATCTTGCTTTGGTGATCGAGGCATCGACAGTTCGCGGCCCGTTCCGCCTGCCATAATTTCCGCGTTGCGGCGCTTCGATTCCGCGCCTAGTTCCTCGTTGACTTTGTCGGTCTTGTCGCCGAACGCAAATTCCGCCGCTTTGTAGCCCCCGTACGCAGCCAAGGCGGCGAGCGCGGCGACAAGGAGGGGGACACCCGCAGCGCCGGCCACGACGCCTGCCAGCGACGCGCCAACGCCCGCCAGTCCCAACGCCAGCGACGCAAGGGGTGCAAGAATACTGGCGATCTTGAGCGCAGCCAATCCGATCAGCACATTTTTCCAGCCGCCGAGTGATTTAGCGACATCGTCCGCGTATCCGATAAATTCACGAACCGCGACGATGCTGGTGGCAACCCATTGCGCGACCCATATTGCACCTTTCTCCAATTGCGCAAAAAGATCTTTCAATGCGGGGGCAAGTTGGAGAATGACGCGCGTAGCCGTGGCTTGCAGCGAGTCGCGCAAGTCAAGCATCTGCACTTGTAACTCGTGAGCGGCGGCGGCGTCCTTTTCAGTGACGGCCGTATTTTTCATCTGCGCATCCCGCTGCGCCTTCATCAACTCGGGGCCTTGTTTCATGAAATCGAATTGGTCGTCGAGCACGCCAATTTCTTTGGCGATCACCATCGCCTGCCCCGGGTCGCGCTTGAACATTTCGCTCACAATGCGGGACATTGCCAGGATGTGCGTTTCCGAGTCCTTCAAATCCTTGTCGGTGCCGCCCCATCTGAAGAAGTTCTGAAGGCTACTGTTCGGACCCATGCCGGCCTTCAATTGCCCGAGCGCGTCCGACGATGCTTTGAACTGCGCAACAAGTCCTGCCGTGCTGCCATTGGCGCGCTCCGAGGCGCGACCATACGCCTGAATATCAGCGATGGACATTTTCAGGTTGGCCGACAGATATCCCAAGCTGGCGGCTTGGTTGATGGTGTTGCTTACAAAATCCTTAATCCCTACTCCGGCTGTAAATATGGCGGCGAGCGCGAGCACTTCATTGCGGATTTTCTTGTAACCGTCAACGGTAGACCGCGCGCGCTGGTCCTGGTCGTGTTGGCGTTTCTTGCGCTCGTCGTTGCTGCGGCGCTCGGCCGTGTCAATCTCGCGGCCAGTCGTGCGCGTGTCCGCGCCGAGTTTCTTTTGCGCCTTGGTAGCTTCGGCGGCCGTCTTGAGGAACGCCGAGCCGTCGAGGCCAAGCGTGACGAGCAGCGCATCGATAATCTTGACGGACATTTAAGCGCTCGCTTTATTGATGATGCGTTGGTTGTACGAATCGACAGCGATAATTTCGAGCATGTCGTAAACGTCTTGGAGGCCGTACACGGTATCCAGTTCGTGCATTGTGGCGAACCCGCGAGAAACGACCGTGCCGAATATTCCCGGCACGTTCTGGTAGCCGATTAAGCGCCGGTTGCCGCCGCCGTCTGGTCCGAGGTCGAGAGGTCGCCGGAAGTAAAAGGGCTGGTGTGCAGCAGGAACGCTTCTTTCTGCAACATGAAAATCGTGGAAATTTCCTCGAAGTCGTCATCGATCCACGCCCGTGTGCCGTTGGGCTGCACGCTTTGCACGCACGTCAGCAGTTCGTCGAGCAGCGGCATGACGACCACGGGGGACGCACGACCCAGTGCAGTCAGGCCCATCACGGCCAGGCCCGCCATACCACCTTCGCTCAGGCTGTCGGGGATTTCGACGCCGGCCGACATCATCGCCAGAATTGCGCGCGTTGCCCATTCGTGGCCGCGACGCGGGGCCATTTCGGTGATAAGGAATTTCTTCCCCGCGTCGCGGCCGGTCGCGCCGGTAAAGAGTTTTTCGAGGCGTGCCATGATTTAGCTCGGTGCTTTCGTCACGCTTTCAAACGTGATGGTGAACTTGCGGGGTTGCAGCATTTTTTTGCTGCTCGACATCGGCGACGCGCTGGTCAGATAACCCGTGGTCATGGCGAATTTCTCGCCCGTACCTTGGAGAATCAGCGTGCCATCGAAAATGAACATTTCTTTGGCAGCGACCTGCGCGCCGAGCACGATGTCGAACATCTGCGTGCTGCGGCTGTCGGCCTGGAAGGTGAACGAAATTTCAGTCGGATAAGGTACATAGCCCGCCGACAGTTTGCCGTCGACGCCCATTTGGACCTCACCCGGTTTCACATCCTCGGCCGAGAACGAGTCGTCCGTCGAGTAGCCTTGCAGGGCTTGCGGAACAGGGAACAGGCCGCGCACGACCAGCGTGGCCGCGCTATTTGCAGTGGTAAGAGTGGACATAGTTTGATGCTCCGATTATTGAACCAGCAAGGATGCGAGCGTGATGGCTTGGATCGATCCACCATCGCAGTAGTAGAACGTCATGCGCGGGGTTTGGCGCAATGCGCGCGCCGCTGCGCCGGGGTCTTTGATGTCCAGATACCAGCCGCGCGACGACAGCACGGTATCGATGGTCTTGCCGGCCGACGCATTCACCGCGACGATTTGCGCCGCGCTCAGGGCCACTCCGGCACGGATCGCACCGAAGTTGAGAGCCTGGTTGATCGGGTCTTGCAACGCCGATTCGATGGCCGAGTATCCGAAATTGCTGTACGGCGTCGAGCCGTTCGCCGCGAGGAACGCCATCAACGTTTGTTGGAAATTGGCGTTCATCCAGATTTGGTTGGCGTACGAATCGAGCCAGGCGAAACGGCCGACGACGTGGCCGTCCTGCATGTTGATGAACTGCTGCGACGACGTGGCGTATGCGCCGTAGAAGTTGTAACCGTTGGCCTTGAGCGTGGCCGCCACGGTAGCATCGCCGACACCGTACGCCACGCCGCCGAAGCTGCGGTACGCGAGCGTTGCGCGGCCGTTGGTGCGGCCGAAATCGAGCGACGCCATGTAACCGAGCACGGAAGCGGCCAGCGGTCGCGCGAGCGACACGGCAGTGACGCCGATGGACGTTGCATAGGCCGTATCGATCGACAGCGGCACGCTGCCCGACAGCGACAGGGCGACGGCTTGTGGGCCAAATGCGGTCGTGTTGCCCTGCACCGTGGCGTTGGGGTCCGTGTCCCAGCCTGCGTACACGAAGCGGTCGCCCTGCTGCGTGGCCCAGGTGCCGAAAGCCACCTTGTCGGCGACCAGCGGCTCGAAGATGGTCGTGAAACCTGCCCAGTTGAGCGCCGACGCGATGATGGTGTTCATCGCTGCCGCAGGCGTGGCCGCAATCGAACCTTGCGACAACACCGCGCCGGTTGCGGCGGTCAGGTTGAGCGCCGTGGCGATTGCGCCGGCTGCAAACGTCATGGTGCTAGTCGCGCCGGTCGTGCTGCTCGTCATCTTGAACGCGCCGCGTTGGGCGTCGTAGGTGACGACAGGGCCGCTGGTGAAGGCTGCGCCGATGATCGTTGCCGCGTTGCTGAAACTGGTGGCGGCCGACAAGCTGATCGAGGTCGACGTTTTCAGCACGCCATCCATCGTGACTGTCATCACGCCGGCCGTAATCGCCTGCAACTGCGTTAGCGTCATCGCAGCGATATTGCCGCCGCGCGTGTAGGCCGAAACAGCGGCGGTCGGGTACTGGGCGAACAGCACATTGGCGGGTTTCTGCGTCGAGTTGTCGTAACCGCCGAAGTAAATCGCAGCCTGCGCCGCTTCGTCGGACGAGCCGCCGAACTGCGCGATCACCGCCGCGACGTTGGCGAAATTCGCGACGCTGCCGAGTGGAACGGAAGTATCAGCGGTCAGGAACAGACCCGACAGCGCGAGCGCCGAGCCACCCGCAGCGATGACGCCGGGGACTACGTTAACCAGTGTTTTTGCTGGGATGGACATTTAAAACCTCATGGCGGAAAAGTGGCATCGACGCTCACGACGTCCAGGTACAGGGCGTCGGCGTACTGTTGTGGTGCGGTTACTACCGGGTTGAACTGCAATATAGCGGAAATCATCCAGCGTTGCTCGTACTCGTCTTCCCCGTCGACCAGCCCCATTTGCGAGGGATCATCGGAGTAGAGTGGTTGCATGGTCGGGCCGAGCGCGTCGCAGCCGTATGGGTCGCGCCACATGGCGGTAAGCGTTGTCGCCCAGTCGCTTGACAGGGGGCCATAGCAGTCGATTTGAATCGCGTACTGCGTGGGCATCATCACCGCGCGTGCGGCGCTTGCATCGTAGCTGGTGACGTTGGTGGACAGGCGTTTTTGACCTGTGGCCGTGATGGCGATGAATCCACCGCGCGGCGTCGGCACTTTGTTGCCGAGTCCCTGCACGACTTCGCAGTCGATGAGCGACAGAATGAAGTCGCCCACGATGGTCATCACGTCGTCTTGTGTCGGGGTATTCATTCGACCACCGTATCTTGAAGCTGCACGACCACGCAGGCCCAGTCTCGCCATTGTTCCTTGACGGTGACGACCTTCCAGTCTTGGCACTTCGCGCCGGGCATCTGCGGGAACTTGAGCACGTCGCCGCCCGTGGCGTCAGGGCGCACGATACCGACAGCCTCGCCGAACAGGTAGACGGTGCGGAACACGCCTTGGAAGCCGAGGTTATTGGCGCGCTCGACATCCTTACCCGTGCACGCTTGAATGTTGACAGGCTGGTTGTCGCGGCGTGAGAACGCCGGAACCTGCTTGTGGTTGGGCAGCGTTTCATAGCCGGTGCTGCGCCAGATGGAAATGCGGCTGTCGGGATTGATCGAGGTCACAACGCCGCGCACGGTGGCATGCAGGTTCATTCTTGGATGTCCGATCCGATGCTGTGCAACATGTGCTTGGTGACGACGCCAACCTTGGTCGATACATCGCCGGGAGATTCGCCAGCAGCCACGCGGCGCGCTGCCTCGCCGACCGTTGCGCCGGTCACGATGAGGTGCGGATTGTCGGCTTTCATACGCCGCAACATGAGCGTGATTTCGCTCAATGGAGGGGCGCTCAGATTGATCAAGGCGCTTTCAAGCTGGCCCTTGATACCCTCGCCCATCTGCCCGAGCGACATCGTAATATCGCCGTCGTTCTGGCGGATGAGGCGCAGCAGCTTATCGCCCCAGGCTGGCGACTTCGACGCGACCATATCGGTGAAGAATGGGCGCGGTGGCGCGGTCTTGCTGCCGAAATTCAGCCAGGCGGCGACCTGCGCAACCTGCGTGTGATCGGCGTCGGGATAGGTAGCGGTTTCGAGGAAGCCGACGCGCAGCGTTTTAGGCTTCTCCAACTGCTTAGCGAGCTTGCGCAAATAGGCGTCGAGGTTGCCGCCGCCGCTCATTGAAGCGGCCATCAGCAGCACCCGCGCGGTGCGACGTAGCGGAACCGTCGAGCGAAATTCGAGGCGGCCCAGTATTGAGCGCCGTATTGCGTTTGCATCCAATACGCTTGTGAGCCGGTCACGGGGCCTGCATCGAACGACGCCGATACGCTGCCTTCGGACGCTTGCGAGATGCGGCCAACTTGTTTTGCGGCGTCTGCGGCCCCTGTAGCGCTCGCCACGCCCGCCAACTGCGCGAGGTGGGCCGTTACCATCCACAGCAGCAAACGCCGCTTGTCGACGTTCTGGATGTTGCTGGTGATCGTGTTGTTGACGAAGAACGCCGCCGCCTGATCGAAATAGAACTGCAACGCGGTCGGGTTCGCGCTGTTGTACGCGGCGAACGCCGGATACGCAGCAGCGAACGACGCGGGATCGAAGACGACGACGCTCGACATTACTTATCGCCCAGGGTTGCGGCCAGTTCCAGCGCGGCGGCCTTGTCGGCTTTGCTTTGCGGGGTCTTGGCGTTGCTGGTGCGCTTGGCCTGCGTGGCTTCCTTGACGGCCTTCTCGTTCTCAGGTTTGAGATTCGGAGCGGGGCGCGTAGGGTCCAGACCTTCAAAGCCGGTGCGCTCGTCGGCCAGTTCGTCGCCCATCGATGCGATGTCGGCGACCTTATCGCTTTCGCAGGTGAAGATTGCATTGGTCAGCAGCGGCGCAAAATCCGTGTGCGTAGCGACAAACATCGCCCACTCGTTCGCGTCAACGTGCGTCAGGCCGAAGCCCGCGCCCACGATCAGGCTCGTGTTCATGCCGTTGATGTGGATGTACTCGCCGTCCGAGCCTTTGAACTTGATACCGTTCGGGAGTTTGCATCCGATGAGGATGGTATTCGATTTCATGGTGTAGCCTCTTAAAAACGCCCCGGCGCAGTGGCCGGGGACGGTGGGTAGAACGAAGGGTTTAGACGCCGAGCATCTGCGCGATACCGACAGGGCGATAGATGATAGCGCCCCAGGTGCCGCCCGATTTTTTCTCGGCGAAAGAGGACAGGGCGCGCACGACGCCGTGTGCCCGCATTTTCTCGGTGAACGCCGCCGACGCCGTTTCTTGGCCGTCAATGGATGGCGCGATCAGTTGCACCAGTTCGCCCGAGACGGTCGAATACTCGACGGCGGTTTCCACGGTCAGGCCGGGGAAGTTCTTAGCCAGCAGGTCGAGCACGTTCACGTTGAATTGCGTGGCCTTCGTGAGCGCGACGGCTTTACCCGGCGACAGGCACAGCTTGAGCGGATCGGTCATTTCGATGATACCGCCCGATTGCGCGATCAGGTTCGTGACGATGGTGCGGATGTCTTCGTACACTTCCAGACCGGTAGCCAGCGGCCCCCAGGTCACGCCGCCGCCCGCTTTCGTGGCCGGTGCAACAGGGGTGATCAGATTCGGATCGTTGAGCAGGCCATAATTCTGCAAGCCGGCGATGCCGAAGAAATACGACTTGTTTTGGAACTTGTTCATGATCAGCGCAGACGAACGGGTCAAGCCGCTGGCCCAGTCGATGCGACCCGCGCCCATGTCGGCGAGTTCCTTGTCGCCCCATTCCGTCACGGTCTGGTAGCCGTAGGACTGGCGTTGCGGCCAGTTCACGTTGGCGGTGATCTCGCCGTTGTTGGCGTAGTCGCCGTACGACGACACCTCACCGGCCGATTCCATGACAGGGAACAGGGCCGTTTTCGTGGTCCAGTCGCCTTTTTTGGTTTCGCCGATGATCATGGCGGCCTTCATCGGCGAGGTGAGGACCTGTATGACGGACGGGTCAACGTAGTTCGTCAGGAAACCTGGAACACCCGAGTTGTTGACGGTGATCAGGCCGGGCTGCGCGTCCATCGCGAACGCCGCATCCGATGGCATGTAGTCCATCGCGAGCGGCATTTCGATGCCGAAGCGGCGGGCCAGCAGGGGGAAATCTGCGTGTCGTTGCATGGTTTAATCTCCGTAGCCGATTTTGGCAAGTTCGTTGATGAGGCAGGTGTTCAGGATCGAGAAACGCGTCTCGACGTAATCCGAACCGACGGCGGCCTGCGAAGACAGCGTACCCGGCGAAGTGGACAGGTTGTAGGTGCCGTTACCACCCGTGCCCGTGCCAAACGACGTGATGAACGTGTTCGCCGGGATGTTCGCGCCGGTGATGATCTGGCCGATTTTCAGCGTTGCCGCTGTAGCGGTCACGGTCATCACGTTGGTAGCGAACGACGCCGTGATAGCGTTGCTCGCGATGGTCGCACCGGCCGCAGCCGCCGCAATCGAACCATCGAGCAGGTTGGCGAAGGCTTTCTGGCCGCGCGTTGCGGCGGTCGTGCACGCTGCCCAGAAGTCGCCGCGCGTGAAGCCTTCCATCGCCATGCCGGGCAGAATCGAGAGGCCCGATTCGGCGAGGTAGGTCACGAAGTTGCCCTGCTGCGTGTTCGCCACGAACAGCGACGGGGTGCGAGCCGCACCGGCCGCGACCAACGCGGCGTTGCTGTCGACGCGCTCGCCGTTGTCGAGGCTGCCCGACACGGGAGTAGCCCAACCGAAGCGAGCGACGCTCACGCCGTTGGTGCCAGCCACGAGGCCGCCAGGCCCGGTGACGTAGATCGCGCGCGGGTTGGCCGAGGCGAACGCGCCGGCTACGCCTGGTGCGGGCTGGTTGTTGACTTGTTTTTGGAAGCCGGTCATTTTAGTGGCTCACTTTCACTTTGGTGGCGAGGGGGAAACGCTTGTCGAAGTCCGAAGCGTTGGCCGAGTCTTGCGCCAGGGTCGTCGCGCGCACGGTGGGCGCAGGGCCGGCCGTGTTGAGCATGCGAACCATCGCGCCGTACGCGGAAGGGTGAACGTTCGCGGTATCGATGCCCTTGGCGTCAAGTGCGAATTTGAACACGTCCTCGGCGCTGTCCATCGCCGCAATCACGCCGACGTGCGGCTTGACGGCTTCGAGGGCCGAATGCATGGCGTTCATGCGCTGCACGGTGCGCGCCTCGGCGGCGGTGACGGCCTTGGCAATCGCAGCGTCCATCGCTGGTTTGTCCACCTTGTCGGCGTCCATCGCGGCGATACGCTTTTTCTTGTCCTCGTCGCTTTCTTCCTCGTCGTCGTCAGCATCGACCGCGACTTTCGCCGGCTTGTCGTCCGGGTCGTCCGCTTCGTCGGCTGCGAGCATCGCCACCAGTTGGGGCAGCTTTTCGAGGGTCGCGCCTTCGATCAATTTGCCGTCCATCGCCACCGTGATTTTGCTCACGAAAGCGGCCTGTGCGGCGTCGCCTTTCAACGATTTGACAGCGACCGCAGCGGCCGTCACATCTTTGATCTGCGCATCCGCTGCGAGCAACGGCAGAAGGTAGGCCGTCAGGCCTGCTTTCACCGCGCGCGCGTTCGCTGTCAGTTTCTTTGCCATTTCTGGTTTCTCCAAAAGTTTAGAATCGCCAACCACCACGTCGGGGCCGGCGCGACCTTCTTCCACCAAGGCGACATGGTTGCCCCGGATGTTTCGCATAATACCATCGTACCGCACACCCTCGAACACGCCGCTTGTCATGTCAGCGTCATAGCGGTAGGCGCTCGACAGTTCGTACTTGCGTTTCGTGTTGATGCCGTCGATTTCGTCTTGCGTCCAGATGACGAGGGAATTGGTCAGATAGCAGCCGTCGAACGCCGCATCTGTGCCCGTCGAGCCGCACACAGCGCCCTGCTGCGGATCGTGAGCGAACACGGGGACATGGCGATTCAGAATCGGAATATTGTTGAACGTAGGCGCGGCGGCAGCCAGTTCGGCAGGGTCGCGCAGCAGCCAATACACGCGGTCAGGCGATAATCCGAGCGTTCCCGCCGATGGAATTTCGCTGCCACGATACGGGTTCACGCATGCTTTGCTGATCGGCGAAACCTCGACGTGCATGCGCCCATCGTGATCGATACTGCGCACGCTCGCGCGGTCGTAGGCGAGGCAGATATTGTTAGTCGTCATCGTCATCAAATCCTGGTATCACGGCTTGCCCGAGGCAACCGCAGTTCGGCAACTCGCCGGGGAAAATCAATTCACCGTCGATCATACAGCCCTTGGCCGTTTCAAATATCGTGCCATCAGCTTCGACGTGCGACTTGCGCGGGTGATGACCGCCGCGACTGTGCCGCCATTTCGACTTGGTGATCCCCAACGACAGCTTGCGGGCACGGTCCATCGCCGAAGTCGATTTATTGTTCTGGTCGCGCGCGATGAACGCCGCACGGTTGCGCGTCAGGCCATAGCGGTGCTGTAGCTCGTCCGTCAGCGTACCCAGGTCGCGCCCGGTTTGAACGCTGCTCGCAACGAGCCGTTCAACGTTCGTCAGGTGTTCCGACGCGATGGATTTAATCAACGCCACGTTCTCGGACACGACGGCTTGAAACGCGTCGTTCATCGCGGGCGTCGCTTTGAACGGTACGCTGAAGCCCGCGCGGTCAAGGATCCCTTTCAAACTCTTATCAGCGTGCCCGGCTGTTTTCTCGGCGAAGTTCCCCGCCATCTCGGCGGCGGCCTGGTCGAAATTTCGAATCCAGCGGCGCGACAGCTTGCGCATGGCGTTGCGCAGATCGACGGCCGGCGAAGCATCGTTCGCCATCGTCGCGTGCGGCGGGTTGGCCCGCCATGTCGCGCTGACCCAATACACAATCGATTTGTTCATCTGCGAAACGAGCGCGTCGATACGGTTCTGATACCAGACGACGATGCCGATATTCGGGCGCGTCGGCTGTAGCGAAATTTGCTTAGGTGCGCGCAGTTCAGGCATCGTCGTCAACCTCGTTGGCAGGGTCGCTGTCGTCCACGGGTATGCCCTGCGCCTGACCGACCAGCCCCGTGTAACCACTCTCGGGGTTGCGGCTCAACGCCTCGCGCACCTCGTCGGCGCTGATTGCGCCGATCTGGTTGACGAGGATAGCGGCCGTTTCGGCGTCGGCCTTGCGGTTCGCTGCCAGTTCCGTTTCGGTCTGCTGGCCCAGGTGCACGAATTCAAACGTGATGTCAGGATCGAGCACGCCATCGAGGTCCAACTGGATCACGTTGATGATCGTGGTTAGGTTGTCTTGGAACAGCGCCGATTGCATCGAATTCACGTAGTCATAGAAAATATCGATGTCGCCTTCTGCCGACGCGTTGAGGCCAGTAGGCGTGATGCCTGTCAGGATCGGCAACGGCATGTTGGCGACGCTCGCCATGTGCTCTTGGGACTGGGCTTGCAGCGCGTCGAGCGTAGTGAGCGGCGTGTTGACCTGCACCAGTTCCTCGGTGTCGAAGTCCATCAACATCAAGCCCTGGTTGTCGCGCATGTCGTTAAACAGCGATGCTCGCGCGAGCAAGTCCTCGCCGTCCTCACCGCCTGCGCCGATGAGCATGTTAGCCATGTCGGTCTTCAAAGCGGTGATGCTGAAATTCGAAATGATCTTACCCACACTCGTGCGCGTCTTGAGCCAGTTGTCGACGTACGGCTTGATCAATTGCGACATCGACATGCCGCCGAAGTTGTACGCCGGCTTGAGCATGTTGGGCACAGGGCGCGAGATGAATTCGAGCAACCGTGAGCGGTGTACCTTTGTCGCCATCACGTACCACGCTTGCGGCGTGTAGAAAGTCACGTCGAGCGGGTTGTCGCTGTTGTAGTCGAAAGGGTAGGTGTACATCGGCTCGACCAGCTTAAAGCCGCGCAGCTTGCCGGTGCCGAGCTTGCGAGGGTCCATCAGCAGCGGTTGTGCCAGTTCGTCGCCTTGGATTTGACCCACGTCGATAAACAGGTGGCAGCGACCAAAGAAGCCGTCGTACGTCGCGCAGTCGCGGAACAGTTCGCGCACCTTGTGGCGCGTCATCGCGTCTTGGATGGCGCTGATACGGTCGCTGTTGTTCTTGTCGTCGCTCTTGCTGGTGATCTTGATCCACTTGCGCGTCATGGCCTGCGCGAGTTTCTCGGACGGCGTGCGGTACTCGGGGATTTGCGTCAGCGCAGCCAGGGCAGGGTAGCCCATGAAACCCTGGTAGCAGCCTGCGCCGTTCGCGTAGCCGTACGCCTGCAAGTCGATATTGGCCGAGTCCATCGCCATACCATCGGACGGACCGACGCCATCAGGCAACGCAGGCGCAACGAACGCATCGGGCACAGGGGGTTTCTGGCGAGCCTTGAGCAGCAGGTTCCAGTGTTTTTTAAGGTTCATCTAGCAACATCCCGGTTGGTCGCACAGCACGAGGCACACGGTTGCCTCAATTTGATTTGGCGAATAATTCGTCGTGAAGCGGGCGCGCACGGTGCAGTCCAGATTAGGCACGCCGCGCCCCTCGCTGTCGCTACCTGGTGGGATCGTGCCCGCTGAAATTTCGACTTGGATCACCTTGCCGATAGCCGCCGTGACGTTGTTCTGGTAGCTGATCGGGACGGGATTAACCAGCGGCGCACCGAATACCAACTCGCCCTGGTCGGCCGCGACGCTCACCACCGTAGCGACGACCTCACCCAGCGATAGCAACTTAGAACAGTCGATATCGTACAGGCGGGCGTCGTACGTCCGTTTTTCAAGCGACGACATTACGTCGTGGTCCCGGTCGTGCGCAGCGTGAGCGCCGTTTTAGCAGCCGCCACGCCAGCGTTGAGCACGAGCGACAACCAGACGCCTTGAGCGCCTGCGCTGTTCGGTGCTGCGCCTGGTGTGAGGTTGGCAGTTGGTACGGCGATAGTCTGCGGTGCCGCGCCCGACGAGAACGCCGTAATGCCGGTGGCTGGCGCGGTTTGACGAGTGGCGACGGTGCCAGTGTCGTTGAGCGCCGAGCATAGGGCGAAGTTAAGCGCCGTCGCGCCGGTCGGGTCGACTTGCTTGATGATGCTCGCCGCCGTCAACGCCGTAGAGGTGTTGTTGTTCACCGCGAAGATTTTTTCGTAGTAGCTGCGGTTCGAGCCGCCCGCCACGTCGGCCGCTGCGTTGTAGAACGGGCGGCGAATCTGCGTCACTTTGTTGGGCGACACGTCGAACAGGAAGCCTTCGTTGACGGTATAGGTTGTCGCGCTGGTCGGGACGGTGCCCCAATCGCGGTTGACCTGTACCACGTCGCCGCTGATGTTGATGATTTGGCGCAGTTGGAAGTTCACGCCGGCCGGCAAGTTGTTGCTGATACGGATGATCTGGCCGAGCGTCACCGATGCGCCTTGGCCGCTCGCCAGGGTCAGCGATGCGGGCGTGCTGGCCGTAGCTGCTGCGCCCGCAACCGCCGTGCCGGTGACGACAGCCGTGGTGCTCAACGCCGCCACGTCGCCGACAGCTGCCGTACCGGTCACGATGCCTTTCAACAGGCGTTCGAACGCCTGCGAACCCGCAACCGCCGTCGTACCCGTGAGCGTCTTGTTCTCGGTGACGATGACGCCCGTTGCGTCGCGGCCCGTGTTGGTGATGACGACCGCCGTATCGCTCGCCGAGGACGAGTAATAGGACAACGTACCGGCAGGGTTGATGTCGTTGAACACAACGCGCTTGGTGAAATCGACAGCGCCGCCAGTGGTTGCGCCGTCAACGTCAGGCATCGACGCGGAACCATAGTACGAAATATCGGATTGGATGACGGACATTTTTAGAGCCTCGGTTATCGGTAGGGAATATGCCAAATGGTACTACGCGCTTCAACGTGCCACACAACCCCGCGCGCGTCGACGCGGAAAACCTCGGTGTTGCCGACCCGGAAAGCCGACGCGCCGCCGAACTCAACGGGCACGCGGGCGTCGGCTTGCATGACAACCAGCGTTGCGCCAGGTATCACCGCGTCGCCAAACACCGAGCGCAGCCACTCGACCGCGCTGGCCTGGTCAGCGATGATGCCACGAACCCAGTCGACAGGTAGGGTGTCGGAACGTACCACGGCGGCCGACCAGTTCAGGGGTAGGGTAGACGTTGCCGCGACGCCGCCGCCAAACTCCAACGGCATACGCGCATCGGCCATAACCGAGATACCGCCTGACCATTCGATAGGCATGCGCCCGTCAGCGTTGATCGCCACGCCGCCCGACCATTCGACAGGCGCAACAGCGGCGGCACTCGTGCTCGCGTTCCACGTCGTCGCGACCGTCTCGGTATCGAGCAGCGATGCACCCCAGGCCGACGGCGCAACGTCATCGCGGGAACGCAGGCCAAGCCAGTCAACAGCCGTCGAGGCGTCGACGTTCATCGCGATACGCCATTCGATAGGCATCCGTCCGTCAGCGTTCACCGACACGCCGCCTGACCATTCGACAGGAATCGTTTCGGTGTCGAGCACGGAGGCGCGCAGTTCGACGGCGACGGTTTCGGTGTCGACCAACGAGGCGAGCCAATCGGCCGGCGCGCGGGCGTCGATGCTGCGCTGCGCGTTCCACGTCGTCGCGACCGTCTCGGTGTCAAGCACGCTGGCCGACCATGTGGCGGCGATGATTTCGGTGTCGAGGACCGACGCGCCGCTGTCAACGGGCACGCGGGTATCGATGCTGCGCGGTGCTGTCCAGTCGATAGCGGCGACAGCCGAGGCGATGGCTGTTTGTTGGAATTCGGTGGGCATACGCGCATCGACGGTTACGGTGGTGCCCGACGCAGCAGGGGCGAGCCATCGACGCGGCGGGGCGGCGAACGGTTGCCACGGGTTGCGCGCCCACGCAGCCATCTGCGCAGCGGTCAGTGTGCCGCGCCCCATCACGGCCATTGCGATAGAACCGGAGATGCCATTAGCGCCATTACGCGCGCCGAGTTTAAGCGGCGACGTGTTCGGGCCGGGGAAGCCAGTGCATGCCACAGATGAAAACGGGATGCCGTTTCGGTATAGCGATAGATTCACACCATCTGCGCACCAACTCCAAAACTCATAGACGGTAGACGAGATGAGCGCGCCAAGGTCGGGCGTCGTGTAGGTCGTTCCACCAGCATCTTGAAATTGGAAATATGGGCCTCCGCTTGGGTACTCGCCGAAGAAAAGATATCCCGGAATTGATCCGTTGTCGATTTTATGAAGGATTGAATCGTAGTTTGGCGAACCAACGGCATTTTGTCGTATCAACATGCCGCCTGAAAATGGCCCTGTGTAGTTGAAACCCTGCCCGAAGTTGATGCTATTG